AACCCACTAGACATATGAGAAAAGTATGATAAAATAAATATGTTGCTGCGTTGGAATATACTAATAAGGGATTAAGTATAGGATACTACTCTACTTTTAACTGGATTATTGATTGCACGACTCATTCTATCGATATCACCAACGGCAAGTTCATACATGCACCAACTTATAACTGTATATACTATATAGTGTTTCATATCTTACCTAATCCTAGGTTGATTAACCAAAAGGACAACAACATAAAACCGAAAACGAGGACTTGCACGACTGACATTACTGCAACCTGTTTCATTGGGTGAACTTCTTCTATCTTATCTAAAACAGATACATCGGGGGAAAGATTTACAATTTGCAATACTTTCTTTTCTGTTTCGGGTTTTGAGAACCAAGGGACGAACATTACTTTAACTCCACCTCTATGAATTTACCAATCATATTGATATCTGCATCACTCAACATTCCTGCTTGAGCCCACATAGTAGAAGACATATTACCAACTGTTTCTCTATTTTTATATGCATTGAGTTTACTTACAATGTAATCAGAAGATTGACCAGCAAGTTTAGGGAAGACTGCCATACCTTGACCTTCTGCACCATGACAAGCTGCACAACCACTCCATAGACCTCTAATAGAAGAGAACTCATCTGCATTTGCAAGTTCGTTCTTTCTCTGTTCTATTTCTGATGCAGTTCCATTCAATGCAACATAGTCAATATAACATTGACCAGTGCATGAAGTATTACTACTTGCACCACTGTATTCTAAGTTAGGGTATACCTTTGCAACAAAGAAAGTTGCGATTGCTAAACACCCTAATAATGACATTCCCAATTCTTTCATATTGAAATTCCTGTAAGTGAAAATATTGATATACAAAAAATAAATGCAAGTGAACTTATTTCGATTGTTTCTATTAATTTTCTATTCATTAAAATAGTCTCATAGATGATGCAAAATACATCGTAATGAATGGTAGTAAGAACGGAAAGGTCATTAAAATTGAAAATTCTAATATATCCTTTGCTCTATGAAAATTGGTTCGAGTTTTTTTAACCATTGTGGTCATATTTTTCCTAAATTGAGTTATAAGTATTGTGTATAATTAGATATAATCATATCTTATACGCACTTATTTAGACAAACTGAAATCCTAATGGATTACTTTCTTACCTTTAGCAATATCGTAAAGGTCAATATCCTCTTGAGACACATCTGAATATTCTTCTTCAGAATTTAACAACATGTCTTCAAGGGTCTGTTCAACTAATCCTCTTATATTAGATTTATTAGTTAAGGGTATTTTTCCGTTCTCCACCATTGTTTGCCATTGAGAAGAAGCCTCATCATAAAATGGAATGAACTGGGAGTTCATATTGGAACGATGAAGTATCTGTTCATTTTCGATTGTTATCGAAGGGTCTTTAGATAAAGGTGCATATGGGTAGAAGGTTGCAAGAGTATTATTTTTTGCTATTAAGTTTAACTGACATACCATAGGTAGAATTACTTCAATACCTTTATTAGTATTTCTTGTCATCCCACATATTTCAGTTCCAGTCTTTAACTTGAGAACTTCGTATTTTTGGGGACATAAGTCTTTTGGTGTTGTCATTACTTTAAATCAAATTGTTTTATGTTATAAGAAAAACCTTCTTCGTTATAGATATTTATACGTTCTTTAAGGTGATTCAATGTATGATTATTACATTGTAAGTCATCTGATATGTCAAACAACTTCATAGAAGTTTTACCTTCAGTTTTTCTTAAACCCCTACCAATAGACTGTAGGTTTCTGATTCGTGATTTAGATGGACTTGCAAAAACCACATTATCTATTTTCTTAATGTTCACTCCAGTTGAAAATGTTCCATATGATGCAAGTATAACATTGTTTTTCTTTTTAGAGTTCTCAACAATCTCTCTGACTGATTCTCTGTCTTCAGTATCAGTTGCACCATGCACATAATGTAAAGTCCCATTCATTCTACTAACCATAGGATTGAATAACTCCCATAGTGGTTGACCATGTTTTTCTATGTATTGAAATAGTACTAATGTATTTCCTCTAAGAGACCCCACTAGATTCGTTATAAAAAGGTTTCTTTGTTCATTTGATACTAGGTAGTCCATTTCGTCTTGATAAGACATTTTTTTCTGTTTAGTATGACGAAGTATGATACAATCTATTGATAAATTTGCAATTGTTCCGTCTTCCATAAGTTGTTTTGAAGATATAACTTTTTTGACAGGCCCGAATAAACCTTCCAGTTGCAATCTATGAACTTCTGAACCGTCTAATGTTCCAGTAGTTCCAATACGAATTGCAGTAGTTTTCATTTTTTCTAAAATAGTTTTTAAAGTTTGTGCTTTAAATAAATGTGCTTCGTCTCCTATTACAACATCAAAAGACTGTAGAACTTCTTTAGGTGCTTTTGCAAAACTTTGCCATGTTGTGACTGTAATCGGTGCATCAAATACTTCTTGACCATGGTATATCTTACAGACGGGTTCTTTATAACCATAATCAATAAAATCTTTTGTCATTTGTTCTACCAGTGATGTTGTAGGAACTATGACTACTGTTTTACTATCATAATGTCTTGCGAGTAAGTATATGATTAATGACTTACCACTTGCAGTTGGTGAAAGTAATAGTTGTCTTCCATATTGAATTGCAGTATTGAATGCTTCTATCTGATAATCTCTAGGTTCAAAAGGAAGTTTTAAATCTGTCAACCATGATTGACTAACTTTTTCTCTTTGTTTGTTTCCAAGAACTTCAGAAACCCCTTCAAATCCATAACCCCTTTCCCTACAAAATTCATCTACATATGGAAGTAGTCCGATATAAATCTTATGAGTTTTAATTGAGAATAGACGAACCTTACCGTCCCACATACGATTTTTGTATGAAGGCATAAACTTTGCATTAGGAACTGTAAATGAAAAGAACTCAAACAAGTCTCTTGCAAGGCCATCATCACAATGAACCTTCATAAAAACCTCGTCTATCTTAGAAACTTTTACTATATCAGACATATTGATTTCCTACACACCAACCAACTAAGGATATACGAGTTCCTCTTAACACTGGGGTCACTTGATGATATAGGAATGAGGGAAATACAATCATACTCCCCTTCTCTTTTGAAGAAAATGGAACTGTTCTAACAGAATTATGTAAGTCCACCTTTAAATCTGATGTAAGATTGTTGAACTCATTTTGTGGTTCTAACCACTGTAATTGTCCACCTTCATATTCATCAGGGTCTGTCAATTGAATTGTAAAACTTAACTTACGGTGCATTCCATTATCATAAAGTTCAGGCCCTGCATCAGTGTGCCATGTGTAGAAGTCACCTTTCTTATTTTGTTGTTCTTGATAAATTGTATACTGAAGATTTTCTATATAATTGTAATCATGTTTCCAACCACAAACATCTTTGGCTTGATTTAAACCTTCATTGATTTTATGCATAAGTGAAAACTGGTCATTATGAAACCACTTTACAGTTGACCTTCTAATAGAATCATTTATGTTTGAATCTATATTATCATCTACATCATCATCATTTGTATTCTGTCCAACTCTTCCACTGTCAACAGGTAATGTATTAGCGTATGTGTGAAATTTTTGAACTTCAGATTCAGTAAAGAAATTTGGCAATTCGCAGACATAATTTTCTAATATCATTCTAACTTCCTGCCATGAACTTTCTCCAATCGATTGTATTTTTAATCGTTTGGTGTCTCCAAGTGATATTCTGCATACACTCTTTAAGAAAGTCTATAGTGACTTTTAAATATTCTATTTTTGCTTTTGCTTTTTGCAAATCTTCATCAGAGTTAAAGAATAATTGCATGTCATTCTTCATAACTTTTAACCCGTCAAATGGGTCATGTTTCCAACCAAGTTCATTAATTCTATCTTCGTCCATTTTTCCATTAAACCACAACCATTTATCTTTAAGTAAAATGTTATACTTAAATTCATGTTGTTTCATTAATAGAATCTTACTAGATAGTAAGTCTTGATATTTTGCATGTAGTTTAGGAACTTCTAAAGAAGATTTATCTAATTCTATATCATCTATGATACAGTCTTTTTCCCACAATTGTTTGATTTCATCTAAGGTCATAATATACTATTATACCACTAAAAGTGATATTTAACTAGTGGTATTTATATCAAAATAAGTAAATCTAAATTCTGCAGTACAGGTCACAGCTTCTGCATCTGAACCCGACTTCAATTCTATTTCACCCAACCCTGTAGGGAAACAGTCATAGAATTTAAAGAATTTATTTGGTAAGTTTTTATTAGTGTTAGTCACTAATGTAATTTGTGAATACTGAATTAAATCGGAATTTATACTTGCTAATTCACCAGTTGAAAGTGTATTGGTATCAACATAATCTTTGTAGTCCTTACTATCTGATATAGGAACGATTGCATTCATCCAGTCATACATTTCTTTGTAGTTTTCTAAGTCTTCATCAACTAGGAATGTGACACTTAGATTACCGAATGTGACTTTATCGCCAGGGAAGAATGCATCTATACCAACTCTTGAAGGCATAACAGTTTCTAAAAATACCATACTAGGTATATTTACAGATTGGACATAGTACTCAACAGTAGGAACTTTATCTATAAGTAATCTAAAGTTATTATTGTTAAGTAAAGATTTATTTATATCAACCATTTATTTTCATTACTCTCTTGTTTGTTGAAGTATCTAGATAATCATTTTCTCTATATTCTCTAGTGACTACCTCTTCACAAAGGTATCCGTCTTTCTCATATAGTGTAGTGATTCGTCTACTGATAACTCCTTTAGTTGTTTCTTCACCGTTTGGAAATGCTTTATCTGCCCAAGGGCCGTCTAAAACTCTCACTGTTCTTTCATAATCTGTCATAGTTGTTCTCTTATTAAAGGGGGTGAAACATTCCACCCCACAATACTATTTATAGTTATTTTTCGGTGACAAACTCGTTAAGTTGTCTTGCAGTTCTAATAACCTCTTCACCAGTGATTTCTCTTAGT